GCGCCGTCGACAGCGCATCGGCGTCGGTGGTGTCCGGCCCGTCGGCGTAGAACTGCGCGCGCAGCTTCTCGCAGATGCCCATGGCCTCGGCCGCGACGGGGTTCATGACCTCGCCCACGGTCAGCGACGCGGCCGCGCCCGAACCGGAGCCGCCGTTATCGGTGATGGTGATCGTGTCCGCGCCATCGTAGCCGTAGCCCGGCCGGACCACGCCGATCAGCGTCACCTCGCCACCCTCCACGGTGACCTCAAGCTCGGCGTTGCTGCCAGTCGATGTCGAGATCATCGCGGTCACGTCGTCGCTGTAGCCCGAGCCCGGCGTGTCGACGCTCACCGACGCGATCCCGTCATCGGCATTCGCGCCGGACAGCCCCGGCGCCACCAGCAGCTTGGGCTTGGGGAGCCCCTCGGCGGTCGCCTTGCGGAAGGCATGGATGCCGGTCTTGGCGGTGGCATCCCCGACAGCCGCGGTCTGCGCCTCGGCGGGGTCGGTGCCTTCATCGACCAGCACCATCACGATGCGCGTGCTGCCCTGGTCGAAGATGGTGTCGAGCTCATCCCGAACCGCGTCCGGGTAGCCGTCCGCGTCCGTGGGGCTCTGGATCAGGATCGGCGCGTCGGTGGACACGCCGGCTGGCAAAGCCGTGGGGTCGACGGCCACCAGCAGGCCGATCACCGAGGTGTCGACGAAATTCACGATGACGGGGTCGGCGCCGGACTGGAAGACGCGGGCGCCGTGGTTCGAGATGACAGACATGGCCTACTCCTTTGATTTTGGGGCCTGATCGTGGCGGGGGCAGAAATGGCCGGAGCTCATGCGCACTGCCTCCTTTCGGGTTCGAGGGGTGCCGCCTTGCGCGGCGGCGGGATGAAGACCTGCCCGCTGACCACTTTGCGGCGCAGCGTGTAGGTCTGGGCGTGGCCGGCATGGCCGACCCAGCTGGCGACGACGCGCTGCACGCGGTCCAGGTCGATCTGGCCCTCGTGGTATTGCCGCGCCATGCGCTTCATCTTCTTGCGCATCCGGCCGACGCTGTCGCGGCGCAGGAGCCGGTGCGTGGGCCAGATGCGGTAGCCGAGGAAATCGAGCGACCGGCCGCCGGGGCGGACGGGGAAGACCTGTGTCTTGGCGTTGAGCCGCAGCGCGAGATGCGCATGCAGGAAGCCGTCGATCTCGCGGCGCAGCTCGTGCAGCCGGGCCTTGTCGGCATCCACGATCGCGAAGTCGTCCATGTAGCGCAGGTACCGCTTCACGCGCAGGTCGTTCTTCACGAAACCGTCGAGCTCGTGGAGGTAGATGTTGGCGAAGAGCTGCGAGGTCAGGCTGCCGATCGGGATGCCGCGCGGCAGCGGATCGCCGGGCTCGGCGGTGCTGTCGATGATGTCGTCGATCAGGCGCAGCGTGGGCGCGCAGGCGATGCGCCGGCGCAGGAGGCGCTTGAGCGCGTCGTGCGACACCGAGGGGAAGTACTTGGCGATGTCGGCCTTGAGCACGTAGATGCAGCCCGCCTCGCGCTGGACGGCGCGCAGCATGGCCTGCGCCCGGTCGGCGCCGGCATGGGCACCCTTGCCGGGCCGGCAGGCATAGCTGTCATGGATGAAGCGGCGCTCCCAGATGGGCTCGATCGCCTCGATCAGGGCGTGCTGGACGATGCGGTCCTTCAGCGGCAGCGCCGAGATCGCGCGCTCCTTCGGCTCGAACACCTTGAAGTGCCGGTAGGGGCCGGTGGCGTAGGTGCCCAGCCGCAGGCTTTCCTGCAGAGCGATCAGGTTCGGCTCGAGGTCACGCTCGAAGCGCAGCACGTCCGCCTGGGCGCGGCGGCCCCGGATCACGCGGCCCCAGGCGCGGTGCAGCGCCTCGAAATCCGCGATCTGCTCGAAGAGGTTGTTGTAGGTGCAGGCCATCACGCGACCTCCCGGATACTGGGGCGGCCGGCGCGAAGGGTCGCGCTTGCGCTACTGTCCCGCCCCGGCCTGTTCATTTTTTCCGGCACTTGGCCGAGGGATGCGGGGCCTTTCGAGGGCGCGCTGGACGGCGCCCCGTGAGGCACCGCCTTCCGGCTTTCCCCGAGAGCGGGCCGAAACCCGATGTTCGAACTCGCGTTCGAGCGCGGGTTGTTCAGGTTGAGGGCGAACACGCCGGCATTCGAGCCGTTGTTCCAGTTGCCCCCACGGATCGGCAGACGTTCAAGCCACATTGCCCGCACCCCTTTGCTTGAGGCTCCGGAACCAGCCGCCGACCATGCGCCCGAGCTCGTCGAGGTGACGGCTCCAGACCTCGTACTTGCGAAACGGCAGGTACTGCAGCTCGCGCGACAGCCGCACCTGGCTGCGCAGCAGGTCGAGCTCGCCGTCGAGGTCCTGCATGGTGGTCTTCTTGTGGTAGCGGCGGTTGCAGATGATGATCAGCCGCAGCACCCGCCACATGGTCTGGCGGATTTCCTGGCTCAGGACGTGACGCTCCGCCTTCGGGAACTGCCGCAGCGCGACATAGCCGTAGGCGATCATCTCCTCGCATTTGCGCCTGATCTTCAGATCATCCACTGGTTCGGGCCTTTTCCTTTGGTGTATCGGGCGGGCTCTCGCCCGCCCTGTCAGAGTTCAGGTGGGCGGATTTCAGATCGCGAAAGCGGGCCGAAACCCGAAGCCCGAACCCGCGTGCGAGCGCGGGGCGATCAGGTAGAGGGCGAACACGCCGGCAATCGAGCCGTCGAGCCAGTAGCCCCCACGGCGCGGCAGACGTTCCCCCTCGTTGCGCATGTAAAAGCGCCCGCGGGTCATATCGACTGCGTGCGGGAAGAGGCCCAGAACCTTGGCGATGTCAGGCACCGTCACGCCGGCCTCGGCGGTCAGGACTGGCTGGTGACGGCGGTGTTTAGGATCGGGCTGCCGGTACCGTCGGCGCCTGTCGCGTCCCATTTCAGCGTGTCGGTCGTGCCGGGCGCGACGAGCGAGCCGTCCTGGAGGATCGCCTGCCACAGCGTGCTGGTGTCCGAGTGATCCGCGTCGGTCGCGGCGGCGTTGTTGTCGGCGATGATCTGGATTTCACCATCGACCAGGCGCAGGCCGCGCACCCATTCCCAGACATTGCCGGTCAGGTCGGCGATGCCGGCCGGGCTGTTGTCGTGATACCAGCTGGCCGGACCCGAGCCCGTGAGGGTGCGCGCCGCGCCGTTGTTATCGCCCGGATCGCCGCCGTCCTGGCGCCGGCCGGTCTCGTAGGTCTGGTCGTAGTCGCGGCCGTGATCGGTGTTGCCGCGCGGCATGAAGCCGTTCTTCCAGCACCAGAGCGCGACTGCCGACCACTCGGCATTCGTCATCATGTGCCAGCCCGGCCCCTTGTCGGCGCAGCGCTGGTCGGCCGTGTCGAAATTGATGCTCGCCGCCGGGTCCTGGCCAGGCAGGCTCAGCGCGCGATCGTCGTGGATCGTCGCCTGGAACTTGCCGACCATGATCTCGGACTTCTGCGCGCCGTCGATCGTGAAGGCCGGGTGCACGCCGCTGCCCAGGGCCGGGTCGATATCCTCGATGTTGAAGCGGGGCACGACGCACATGATCGACGGGTAGCCGCGATCGTCGTAGAGCACCGTGTTGACGCCGCCCGAGGCGGCCTCGACCGACTGCCGGAAGGCATCGGGGGCGGAGATGATGATGGACATGGGGTCTTACTCCTCGTTTTCCGTGGGCAGCTCCGGCAGCCCGTAGAGTTGCAGGGTCACGGCCGCGAGATTGAGCGGCTGCGCGACGTGATCCTGGTAGGTGATGGTTTCGCCGTCGCTCTCCTCGGTGACTTCGCCCAGCTCGTAGCGGCGCGGCGGGATGATGATCGTGGCGGCGTGCAGGTCGCCCTCCGGGTCGAGCCCGCCCGCGGCATCGGCGCGCAGTCCGATCACGACCTCGGCGTCGCGCTCGCGCGCGGCCAGGTCGATGACCTGGGCGGGGCTGCCGATGTGCAGCTCGGTGCCGTCAAGGTGGTGCTCGAGCACCCGGCCTTTCGTCATGTGTTGAACGTCCATTTAAGCCTCACTGGTAGCGGGGGTTGAGAAGGGTCCAGCGGATGCGGATGTTGTCGGCCGAGCCGCTGGCCTTGATCTTGAAGCCGTTGCGCGCCTTGTCGTAGGCGGTCAGCGCGCCGACCCCGGCGAGGTTGGTCGCGCCCTCGACCTCCAGCGCGACGCCGTAATCGGCCGCGGGCAGGGCCTCGGCGAAGGCCACCGAGACGAAGGGCGCCGCGTCGACCCACCATCCGCTTTGCGGGCGCACGACGCGCAGATCGGTCAGGGTGACCGCCGACAGGTCGCCGGCCGTGTCGTTCGCGGGCAGGTCGAGCCGGTAGAGCACCAGCCCGTCATCGGGCACCTCCTGGGCCACGCCGACGCCGTAGCCGCCGGGGCCGTCATGCAGGAAGGCGTAG